GATCCCTGAATATGCCATAAATATAAATATACCACCACAATTATTTAGCGTGTCAGTAAAGAACTTTATGGACCTCATCGTCAAGAGCGGGGGTCTCTCTTATAGTAACACCTATGATATTGAATGGATTTTTCCAACTGTTAATAATGGAGAGTCGTTATTGGTTAAGAATCTCAAGGAGGTTGGTATTCAATCAACCCTTGGAGGTGCTGTAGCAATAGCAGGTGGTGGAACACTCGCTGGTGATAGAGGAAACATTGTCAAGTTATTCTGTGACGAGGCACAACTTCCTAACATCTCTGCACAAACAGGACAGACGAGTGGTGTTCTACTAGGTGAAGGTCAGGTTAGTTACCCACATACTAGGGTGTTCACTGACTTCCAACTAGGATGGATTTGTGATGCTGACATGACTCCACTAAAATTCCTGAATGTGTGGTATAATACTATCTTCGGAGAGTATTTGGAGAACAAGTCTGAGTTAGTTACCAACAACAATTTAGAAAGTGGTAATCTAGAGGCTCTCAAGAACGAAGCGGGTGGTGGTAACGCTATTCAGGAGAAGAGATCTATCAGACTAAACTACCCAGAACAATACTTGGGTAAGTGTTTAATCACCAAGGCAGAGAAGGGAGTAAATGCTTCTAACTCTAGAGCATCAATGACATATACTATGCTTGATTGCTATCCTTATTCTATTGACGCTGTGCCTCTGTCAGCAGGTACATCTCAAGCAACTAAAGTGACGGCAAGTTTTTATTACTCCAAACATACTGTTACTTACAACGATATATCGAACTTTAGAGGATAATTATTATGGCATTGCCATCTATTGCTACACCAACTTATGAGTTGAGTCTGCCATCATCGAAAAAGAAAATTAAATATCGTCCCTTCCTTGTAAAGGAAGAGAAGATTCTTCTGCTTGCTACGCAAAGTGAAGAACCAAAGGAAGTAGAAGAAGCAGTAAAGACTATCGTAAAGTCTTGTGTTCTTTCAAGAATCAAACTAGATGACCTGACTTCATTTGATCTTGAGTATTTGTTCCTCAACATCCGTGCTCAATCTGTTGGCGAGGAAGTTGCCATGAAGATTACTTGTGATGATGATGGCACAACTAAGGTCGATTATACAGTTGACATCACTCAAGTTGAGGTTACATTTCCTGAAGGACACAGCAATAAGATTAAACTTACAGACAATGTTGGTATGATCATGCGTTACCCTGGCATGAAAGAGTTTGTTAACTACACTATGATGGGTCAGAATCCTGATGATCCTGATGAAATTTTTGAAGTCATTGCTAAGTGTATTGATCAGATCTATGAAGGCGATGAGGTATATGATGACTCTACAACCACGATGAAAGAAAAGATTCAATTTGTAGAGGGACTCACCCAGAAGCAGTTTGAATCTGTGCAAGCATTCTTCAACACGATGCCAACTCTACGCCATGAGTTTAAGGTAACCAATCCTAACACTGGTGTCGAATCGTCCTACACGTTGGAGGGTTTGCAATCTTTTTTCGGATAAGCATGTTCTATAATACTCTGGAAAATTATTATAGAACAAACTTTGCTCTCATGCAGCACCATAAATATAGCTTGACTGAGATTGAAAATATGATGCCGTGGGAACGCACGGTATACGTGTCTTTGCTTAATCAATACCTTAAAGAACTAGAAGACAAGCAAAAACAAAATGCCTGAGGTAGATCCTAAGAGGAAGAAGAGTCTACAAGAAGTCCTTGACCGCATGGAAAGGGGCTTCGATGAGAACATGCTGGATCCTCTTTTGGAATCTATCTACAAAGAAGATGAGAAAGGGGAACCAGATCCCTTGCCTCTTCCAAGTGAGAGCAAAGTCAGACCCAAGAAAGTAAAGTTTAAAGTAATCAAGGTTGCTCCTTCTTCACAGGGAGATTCTCTTGCTGGATTTCTTGGTGGTAAAATCGGAGAGACATTCTCCATGGCGACAGCAGCTCGTGCTGCTGACCCTAACAAAATTAAAAAAGATCCTGGGTTCTATCTAGCTCAGGCAGCTAAGTTCCAGTTTGGTGGTGACTTAATCAACAGAACCAAAGGAACATTCTCGTCAGATCCTACTGATGTTCAAGACCCAGCGTTGGGTAGATCAGGTAGGTTCTCGGCACAAGTTAATCCATACTTTGAGATGCAGCAGGGTCCTCTACCTGCACCTGAGAGTGAGAATGATGGTGGAATCGGCAAGGCGTTCTCCATTCTTACTGGAAAGTTTGATGATCTAATTAGATCAAAACAAAATAAAGAAGAACAATTAGAACTTGCCTTTGATGTAGAGCAAGAGACTACAGAAGATGTCAAGTCTCACATTAAAGAAAGCAATACAATTAAGAAGAAAGCGGTTGAAATCCAGAAGAAATTCTTTAGATTCAACGCAGCGCAAAAAGATCAACAGCAAGTGGAGGCAATTGAAACTCCCAGTGAAGAGGTCGTAGACAATACTTCGTTACTAAAGTACGATAACGAAAGAGATGAAGACGAAACTTCAGAAGATGATCAGGAGAAGCCAGGTTTACTGGATACTGCTCTTGATTTTCTGTCAGGCGATGACTTTCTGCGACAGGGTGGTAAACAAGCAGGTAGAGTCGGTAGAAGAGGTGCGGGTAGAGCTCTCACCCGAACAGCGTTAAGATTAGGTGGCAAGAAACTTGCTAAGACTGCTGCAGTTAGAGTAACTCAGTCATTCATTAAGAAAGCAGCACTAGGTCTCATGCGTCCGATTATAAAACGCATTCCTATCTTTGGTGGTCTGATTGACTTTGCTGTTTCATTAATGCTAGGTGAACCAGTAGGTAGAGCAGCAGCGAAAGCAGTTGGTGCTACATTGGGTGGTGCGTTGGGCACACTGATTCCTATCCCATTTGTTGGTACAGTTGCTGGTGGTATCCTTGGTGATATGGTCGGTGGATTCTTGTATGATGCACTCACAGGTGGAGCACCAAAAGATCCTACAAACTCAACACCAGAGGTGAAAGAGGCAGCAGGAGCACCATCATCATTTGCTGATCAGTCTGGTGGTCTAGGATCAATTGATCCATCGCCAGAGAAACTAGCGTCGGGTGGATTCCTTGCTGGTGAAGCAGGACCAGAGGCAGTGTTCAGTCTGTCATCTACTACTGGCAGAAAAGTAGTTAAGCAGGTGTCGCAGGTAAGCACTGGGGGATTGAGTGCTATCCCATTCATCCTTGGTATCACCAAAAAAATTATCGAACAGGTTGGTGGAGAGAAAGTCAAACCATTTATCAAGCAAGAGATCGGACCTCTCGAAAGATTGTTTGGCATTTCAAACTTCAATGTCCAAGGTGTAGTTGGAGATGGAGCAGAAGGAATTCAATCTGAAGCTGCCGTTGCAGATCAACAACTGAAACAATCTGGTGGTATTGGTGGAGTAGATCCACAAGAAACTATGAATGGTCAGCAGGCAGCGGGTGCTGGTGGTCCTATTCCTGACATCAACATGGGTGGTGGTGAAGGTAAGACATCTGCTGGTGCTGTCTACAAATACCTACTATCGAAAGGAATCCCTGAGGTTCATGCCAAAGGTCTCGTCGTTAACATCATGCGCGAGTCTGGATTTAAGATTGGTGCTCATGGTGATCGTGGAATTGGTGGATCGTTTGGATTGTTCCAATGGAACATGGCAGCAGGTCGTGGTGGACCTATGATGGCAGCGGTTCCTAATTGGCAATCAAACTGGAAGGGTCAGGTTGATTATGCTTTGCAGGAGCATCGTGGACCAGAGTATTTGCAGACACAATTCAGTAGTCCTGGAGAAGCTGCTCATTGGTGGATGAAGTATTGGGAGATCCCTGCTGCTAGTATTCAAGCAAAGTATACTCCCGCTGTTTATGAGGGAATGATTAATAAGATGGGTCTGAGTGCAGACATGCCTGACATGGCACCACCTCCTGGTTCTCCGCCAGGGCAACCTGCTGCCGCTGCAGATGATAATGGTGGTCACACAGCAGAGACTCCTGGACCAGTGGGAACACAACCACCAGAGGCACCTGATCAACAGAACCAAGAAGTGATGACACCTCCATCACCTGAGCAGATGGTGCCATTGCCTAAGAACTTACAGAGAATGCAGGAGAATGATCAATTTGGTTCGATGACATTCCAACCTATTATTATTCAAGGTTCATCAACTCCAGTAGGTTACAGAAAGAACCATGACATGGGAGATGATGCAGGCGTTGCTCATTTCTATTATGATAGGCAAGGAAACAGAACTACATTGGATGCACTTAAGCGTGCCAGGTTACAGGTCAACTGATAAATACATAGGTGATACTAAATTCACCTTTTGATTACCTGAATTCTGAAAAAAATTCTCCGCCAAAATTTTAGGAAAAAAGTCGAGCATGGCAGCAGGCACAGTAAGTTACCAAAAACCTGAGTATGGCAACCTCGCTGGTGCATTGGGCGAGAAACTTGGTAGTGCCATTCAGATGGCAGCTGGTGCTAGACGCAGACAACAGAATGAGATTGAAGAACTACAAAACAAGTCAGAAAAAACACCAGAAGAACAACAAAGACTTACCGATCTTCTAGCACAGAAAGACGAGCAGGGCAAAGGGTTCTTCATGAAGAAGGCACTGGGCACTGAGTTCGGTGGAGATTTACGTAGAAGAACTACAGGATTCTTTCAAAGAGATCCAGAAGCACAGAACGATCCATCATTAGATAAGCAAAAAAGATTTGATGCACTGGTAGCAGCACAACCTGCAGAAGTACAGAGAGTTAAGCAGGGTGAACTAGACCTAGAAGGTGCAGGATATAAAGAGCAAGGTGCGCTTGGTAAACTATCTGCTAGCATCGCAGAGAAGTTTTCTATTCTTGGTGCTAAGGTAGACGCATTAAGACAAAAAGAAGATGGTGATAAGACACCATCTCTAGTCGTGAGAATGGCAGAAAATGTCCGTGGCATCGGAACATTCTTCTCCAAGAATAATAGTCTAGAAGAACAACAGGTCAAAGCATCAGAAGAAAGTCTTGCTCAACAGATAAAAGCAGAAGATGATGCTGAGGTTGCACGAACTGCTGCCGCTGCTGGAGCACGCAACCGCATGGCAGGTGGCGTGGCATTTGACAATGAAAGAGACAAAGCAGGTGGTGGCGGTGGACTGCTAGGAAACATCGTCAACTTTGGTCTTAACTTACTAGGTCGTCGTGGTGGTCGTGGCAGAAATAGAATGCCACGCATGTCTAAGGGTAGGATGTACACCAATCCTATCGGACCACAAAGGATGGGATCCAGCACACCATGGGCGAGAGCAAGGGGTGGTGCTGGCATCAATGGATTCGCTCCTCGCATGGCATCCAGAGTGCTACCTGGACGCAAAGGACTAGCATCTGGTGGTGTCCTTGACAACCCAACACCACTCGGAGGTGGTGGAGATCAGGCAGTTGTTCCTAAGAACACTCTAGAAACAGCAGTCAAACAGAACCAAGACAATGTAAAGAAAGCAGATCCATTTGCTAAGGCACTGCAACTACCTACGATTGCTGCTGGTGCTGTGTTGATGAGCACTGCTAGTAATGTTGTTAATAAGATGGGTGGTATTGGTCAGATATTCAGACCAGTCATTCAGAAAATGTTCACACCTGCTGCTGCAGCGTTTGGCATCCCAGAAAATTTAGTCACTGCATTTTTTGGGGGAGAGCAATCAAAAGCAGGTGGTATTGAACTTAAAGGTGGTGGAAGAAGAGGAAAGAAACAGCGAAAAGGTGCTGGCGGTGCTGCAGCAGCAACTGGTGGTGGTGCCATGGGATTTATGTCGCCTGGTATGGTATCAGGTGGTGGATCTGTTGATGGTTATCAAATCACATCTGGTTTTGGTTATCGTCGATCTCCTGGCGGTGTTGGTTCAACAAATCACATGGGTGTTGACTATGGCATTCCACAAGGCACACCACTAGCAGTTAAAAAACCAGGAAAAGTTATTGACACTACTGTTCCTGCTATTGGTAACAATGGTGAGGTATACATTCAACATGATGATGGATCTCGATCTAGATATCTACACATGAGTAAGGTTGCAGTAAGTCCTGGAAGTGTTGTTACTCCTGGAACACTCATTGGTGAGACTGGTGGACAACCTGGAACTCCTGGTGCTGGTCCTACCACTGGTCCACACCTACACTTTGAATACTATCCAACTAGAAGTGGAGGACCAGTTGATGGATCTCCATTTGCATCATCAGTATTTACTGTAGGTGGAGAAGTAACTACTACTGGTACACCACCACCTCCTGTAGTAGCTCCTGGTGCAACTACACCAACAGCAGGAGGAGCAGTAATTGATCCTAGTAAAGCAGGCATGACTGCACTGCCGCCTATTGTTTTGCCAGCTGCACCAACACCAGCACCAGCACAAATGCAACAGAGTGCTCCCCTCACTTCACCTTGGGCAGCAATCAATGGTGAGAATCCATACATGCAACATCAATTCTAATGTCTAATTCTAAATTCTTTAATCCGAAATCTGTGGTCATCACTAGTGTTGATGGTACTCAATTTGTTATGACATCAACTGTTGGTGCGTTCTCATATTATGAGGATATCTTTACACCATTTGTCAGTGCTAACATGGTTGTTGTTGATAGTGGACAAAACTTGATCGGTAATCTACCTATTCAAGGCGGCGAGAGAGTTATCTTTACTCTTGATAATGTCAAAGGAGAAGTTGTAGAGTATGAACTATATGTTTACAAGGTATACAATAGAGTTGTAGACAAGAACAGACAGATGTATAACCTTGCATTGCTATCTAAAGAAGCAATGACAAATGAAGCTGCCAGAGTTACAAAGAAGATGAAAGCACATCCAGAACAAATTGTTTCTGATGTTCTTACAACAAACTTGGGTGTGCAAGAGGATAAAATCTTTGCCGAAACATCTAAGTTTAAGATGAGTATGTTTCCCAATGGTAGAAAACCACATGCGATCATTCAATCACTGATGGCAAGAACTGTACCAAAGTCTTCTAAGTTTAAGAAGGGTGGTGGTGTAGAGGATGCACAACCTGGAGGAGAACTAGGTGCTAGTGCAACTAAGGCATCTGGTACTGCAGGATATCTGTTCTTCCAGAATGCAGATGGATTTGTATTCAAATCTATGGACTTGCTATGTTCTGATGGCAGTGATACTTTTGGTGGGTCTGCACCTGTGGCAGAATACTACTCTCGTCCTGCTGCTGGACAATCTTCTGAGTCTGCATTCAATACCATTGAGAGTTACAAGTTCACAGATGAGATTGACATCATTGATAAGTTAAACAATGGCATCTATTCTACGCACATGTGTTACTTTGATCTCTCATCGCAAAAGTATGAAGAGTACAACTATGACATGAAGACTACCTTTAATAACATGTCGCATCTTGGTAGTCAAACTAGTGTTCCAAAGTATCAGAAAGATTTGAGTGCTAAACCCAGCAGAATCATGACAGTTCTATTGGATCCTGAACTATGGTATGACGGAGATGGTATTGCCAACCCAGAAGAAGATGGTGACGCAGAGTTTCCTGACTATGCAAAGTATTACACAGCGCAGTCAATTGGAAGACGATACCTGATGGAAAACCAGAAGGTAGAGGTTGTCATCCCTGGCAATTCAAGTCTGAGAGTGGGAGACAAGGTAAAGATATACATTCCAAACGTTGCTGCCGAAGAAATTAGAGAGGGTCAGCAATGGGATGAAGAGAACAGCGGTACATATCTCATCGCTCAATTGTCTCACAACTATCAACTTGTCAAAGAGAGTGGTGAACCAGAGTTCACTACAGTATTAAATCTAATTCGTGATACGTATGGAATCAAAGAGTATGATTCAGGTGTTAAATAATAGGGGGATTAATTAAATATGGATCAGTCTTTATCTTCACTATACCCTATACATCAGATTGGTTCTGACGGATTCTCCTGGTGGATCGGTCAGGTAGAAACCAATAAGAAGGATGACCCCAAAAGGTCTGGTCGTTTTCGTGTACGTATCATTGGACAACACCTGAAAACAGGTGAGAATGCTACGCCTACAGAAGATCTACCATGGGCACACCTGATGATGCCTGTCACCACACCATTCATTGAGGGTGGTACTGGTGGTGCATCTCCTGGTCTGCAACGTGGTTGCTTCGTAGTTGGTTTCTATCTAGATAATGACAAGCAGAAACCTATCATCATGGGTTCTGTTGGTGGCGTCAAGGGAGCAACCAAAGTAAGTAATGTTGACCCTGGATCTGGTCCACTAAACTTCACACCATTTGTAGACCCTAAAGTAAATCCACAGCAGAATAGATCTGTAGAAACCCAGAGTGGTAAGAATGATGATGGTGCTAACACTGATAAAGGTGTTGTTGATGCTGATAAAGCAGATCAAAAGAACGGAGCGCCACCTATTCTGTTGGCAGCATATGGTAAGCACTCAGAAACTAATCCCACTGGTGGACAAAGTTGCGTAGTCATTGGCAATCCTAATTGTGGTCAAGAGAATGATCTAAAGTCTGGAATGACTAGACTCATTGGTGATATGCTCGCTGCTAACCAAGCATCAGGTGGACAACTTGGCGACTACTATGTCAGTAAAGTCAATGGTTTGATGTATGACAAGATTGATATTGCTCGATTCCATATCGGTCGTGTTGTTAGACTAGTCAAGAGTTTCATTGCTAGAGGTAAGACAGAGATCACGAAGGCACTACGTGGTGCTATTGACTTCCTTAATGATGCTCTGCTAACAGAAGAAGTTGTTGTTGGTAACACTGGACCACTCGCAGATCCAGAAAAAGCATTCAAACCTATCAAAGAGAAAGGAAATAGATTCAAGAAGATCAAAGAGATCTTTGACGAGATATTCCAATCGCTTGGTTGTAGTATTGCTGACATTACTGATACTATTGCAAGTTTTATTACTGATCTGCTGATGGGATACATTCAGGATGTATTCAACAATGCAGCATGTTTTATTGATACTCTGGTAAATGGCATTCTTAATGAGATTCTATCAAAGTTTGAGGAACTAGTCAATACAATCCTCGCACCAATTCAAGCAATCCTAGAAGCAATTGCTGCACCATTGAATTTCATTGGTGGTATTGTCAATAAGTTCATGAAACTTCTTGGCATCAGTTGCACTGGACCTGGCGCGGCGTGTGAACCAATCAAACAAAAGTGTACCGATTGTTCCTCGGATGAAAGCGATGATCTAGACAAACTACTGAAAGATCTTGAGTCTGGTATCGGTGATCAGTCTGCATTTGTTTGTAACGAATCTAAAGTAGTTCCACCAGTTCCAGATACAACAATCAGTTTTATTGGTGGTGTTCCTAATGATTTCACTCCATCACCACCAAACCAACCACCTGGACCTGATGAAGTCATTGACTACGTACCTCCTAGTGTTGCAGATGAACCACCATTCGATGATGATGAGGTTGAAGAAGAAGATGACATCGAAGATCCTACTGTAGAAGATCCCGATCCCGATCCAACAACACCTCTGCCCGAAGGAAGTGAACCATTCCTCACACTTTCTGCAGACGCTACAGTATATCAAGAGGGTAATACTGCTACCTTTACTTTCACTGGTGTCAATATTCCAGACAACACTACTATCAGTTGGCAATTGAGTGGTCCACAAATTATTGATACAGATATTGTCGGAGATCTTTCGGGGTCTGTGATCATGAATAGCAACACGGCAACAGTTCCTGTTCAAATTGCACAGGATGGTGTGACTGAGGATGCTCCTGAACTACTGAGAATGGTTGGCGTGATTAACACTGCTATTGTTGTTGATGGTGTTAGTTACAATCCAGATGCTCAGACTGATGTAGTGATTGACACTACAATCGCTCAACCAGTAACACCAGACCCAACTCAAGTACAAGTTTGGAATATCACTACAGATAAACCAAGTTATGAGGAGGGTGAGGATGTTCTAGTAACAGTTACCACCGAGAATGTCCCTGATGGTACAGAAGTTACCTACTATATGATTGGTGCTGGTATTAGTGCATCTGATTTTGTATCTGACACTCTATCTGATACTTTAGTCATCAAGAATAATGCAGCAGTATTTGTTCTTGGTATCGAAGATGATACAGTTGTAGAAGGTATTGAGACTGCTACTATTATACTACAAAACAAAGGTGTAAGTACAAACTTCAACATCGTTGAGTCTGCTGGTGGTGGTGGTGACAATGAGGATCCAACAACACCACCAGAAGAAGACGAGTTCAAGATCACCAAACCAGTCGCTGGTGATCCAATCACCGATGACAATGGTGGAATCATTTATATTCCTATTGTGTATCCTGGTGGACCATATCAAACTCCACCACAAGTTATAATTAGTGGTCCTGGTTATGGCGGCGGTGCTGTTGCTCTAATCGATGACAAAGGACTTGTCAGTGAAGTTCGTGTCACAAGACAAGGTGTAAACTACAAACCCAACACACCAGATGAAAATAATCTACAATGTATCATTGATTCCTTTACTATTCTTTCTCCTGGTCTTGGATACACTGAGGTTCCAAAAGTTCTCATCAATGGAGAGGAAGGAATCGCTGAAGCAGTCATTGATACTCAAGGATATGTTGTTAGTGTCAGAACACTAGATCGTAATAGAAGATATACATCCATGCCTTCCGTCAGTATTGTCGGAGGAAATGGAGCGGGTGCTAGATTCTTGCCCAATATGGCATGTCTAGATAATATTGAACTTGAGCGTAAGGGTTACGCCAAGATTGGAACTGGTTCTTACGTTGATTGTCCATAATGGCTATTACAAACACGCACAAAGCAAGTGCCGAACAGAAAAAATTAAAAGATAAGGGTGTTGCTAGACCAGCAGGATCAGAAAATCCCGATGAGGGTCAGTTTACTAATGGTGAATTTAATGTCATAGCAACAAAGCATGGTTGGACCATGGGTTCCTATCAAAATGAAGATGGAACCACTGGATTCATCATGACTAATGGTCAGTCAATGTTC